AAGACCCTACCCGGAGTGGTTCTCGCTTTCGGGAAGCGGGCTCGGGTAGGGGACAAGCTAGCGGTCGTGGTCTATCCCGATCGAGTCGATGCTGCCAACGCCTATGGGGGCCGATTCGACGTAACCTTCGAGCTTGACGTTGTCTCCCAAGACACGAATCAGGTAGAAGAGATCGCGGACCTTGTAACGATGTACCTTTGGGGAGAGAAAAGGCCAATTCTCTCCGATGAAGGTATTGAAATCACGAACGTCTCTCTAGGGGGTGAATCCGAAGAACCCTATGATGAGACCGGGGACCTCAACTATTATATCTCTTCTCTGACGGTTGAGATTCAAGCGGACTGGGAGATTCATCTCCCGTTACCCCTCACCATCAGTCGGATCGCTCCGAAGGGGGGTCTCAAAGAGGTCATTGCAGGGCTATCTCCAGCGCAGCTTGGACCCAACAACAGTCTATTTTTCCAAACGGTTCCAATTCTCGCAGGGCGCAACAACTCTTTCGAGAGGATTGCATAATCATGCCATCTTATACTTTTGAGTGCCTCGTGTGCGATCTTCGTTTCACCCGTGTTCTCAAGATGGCCGTTCACGTCTCTCACGAGTGTCCAAATTGCAAAGACTTGGCCCCTCTTGTCGTGGAGGGTTTTGCTTTTCAGTTTGGGAAGTCGGAAGGAGCGGCTGTCGGAAATTCTGGCGTTCATGACCACGATTTTCCAACAGCGGACAAGGCGGTGGGCCGAAGCGCTGATGAACGTTGGGCACTACTCAGCGAACGGGACAAAGTGAAGAAAAAAGCCAGGGAGCTTGGAGGAACCCACGCCCTTATTCGGCATACAGCTCCTACGCACATCGACTATGAACCGATGAGTCCCGCGGGGGTTAGCGCGCATAAGGAGATGGCTAAAGGCTTCTTTAGCACGATGCGCGAGCTGGCCTCCAGGAAAAAGTCTCGTTCCTAAATCGTTCAAGCCCTCTCATAGTCCTTTTGTATCCAGTCCACATAGATGTGGAATCCGATGTAGACCCAAATCGTCGGTCCAGATGTAGAACCAGATCAAAGAACCTGACCAAACGTTGAGGTCTAAAATGGCTCTGGGACCCTTTGTCTCGTATTGCCCTCCGGGCGTCTACACTCGCACACTGACTGAAGCCAACGTTTCGAACCTGACAGCGGGCCTTCGAATTCCTGTAATCATCGGGGTCGGCCAAGAGCAACTGGAGCAGGACAACGTTGAGTTGGTCCGTGGTAGTAGCGGAACCGTCGATGAGCAGATCATCAACGAGGACGAGACTACATCGTGGGTCGTCAACTCGACAAATCCCAACAACCTCATTCTCGGCGCCCAAAACGGGTCCTACACGACCTTCCGTGTTTCTAACTATCCCGTCGTGGATGGTCAGGGTTTCGGACTCGTAACCAACAAGACGACGGCCGTTACGGTTACCGTCAACGGAACGCCTGTTGTCGTAGCACAACTTCAAGGGCAGAGCGGTCTCATCACTCTGGAGATTCCGACTCAACCGACGGACATTGTTCAGGCGACGTATTTCTTCCACCGAGGAGACACGAGCTTTACAGACACTCTGTCGAATCAAGTTACACCTACCAACGCGCAGCTCATTTCCCCAGGATATGAGCCGTTCTCCATCGTGACGGGAACGAACGACACCTTCACACTGACGGCCAATGGGGTTACGGGCACCGTGACTTTGCCTCCAGGATCGTTGACCGCGGCGGCTGTAGCTTCCATTGTCATGGCGGCGGCCATTCCAAATCTTCTCGTCTCGGTCTTTACAGACAACGATGGTCTGAATCACGTTCAGTTCACTTCGACTCAGAGCATCGTCATCGGGAGTGGGAATGCGAACGGCCCACTTGGGTTCACGGCGGGTGCTGCTACCAATCGAAACACCAAATTCCGTGTCTACGAAATTCCTATCACGGATGGTTCCGGTTCCGGTATCACGACTACGGACACCTCAAAGGTGGTCGTCAAGGTCAACGGGACACAGGTCATCCCCTCTTCGGTAGACGGTCAAAACGGCGTCGTCACTCTTCCATTCGCCCCGGCTCCTGGAAGCTCGGTGACCATTACATATTGGTCGAATACGTGGCAGCAAACGTTCGACTACCTGCCCAATTCGCAGGTTACTCAAGTTCTTCTTTGTGGTATCTCCCCCGGGCGCAACGACTACATTCAGGGAACTGACTTCACAGTCGCTAACCCTTCAGTCGATGTGGCCGTGGTTAATTGGGGTACCGCAGCTAGCGTAGCGGCGACTTTAACAAGTCCAGGGGCTACCTCCATCACGGGTGTGACTGGATCAGGGGGTCAAGTCAGCACGACACTCATTGATGAGAAGCTGTACTTGGCTCAGTGCACTCCTGTGGTCAACACGACGGTTATTCCTGCTGTCGTATCCGCAACGCAGTTCATTTTGCCTGAGGTTCCCACGACGGGTAATGGGCGCGATACTCCCCTCGGACTGCCTCTTTATACGTCCGTGGCCAATGGGCGCCAAGACCTCGTGTCAAATCGGCCTGACCTCGTTACCGCCTACGCAGGGCGCACTCTCGTAGACGCCCTCAACAAACCTGCCATTCCCGTGACGCAGGTCGATGGTCCCAACCGAACAATCACGCTCCAAACCCCGATTCCCCCGGATTGGACCGTATTTGCGACGTTCTGGTACAACCTGATTGTCGATGATACAACAATCTTGACTTGCACCGTTCCAGGACCTCTTGGAACCGGACAGTACACGCTTTTCTCCTCGCTCCTCAACCAAAACCTTTGGGAGGTTCGATTCGGTACCGCGTCGGGTTTGTCGACGCCTGTTCAGTGGCCTCGAGGGGTCGAAACCATTCCCGATGCGTTCATGACTGGAGTGGGTACTCCGGTTGCGGAAATCATCACGGTTACATTCGGCCAGAGCGTAGCTGGAAATGCGATTTCTACAAACCACAACGCGGAGCCCTATTCGATCTTCACTCCCTATTCGGCCACCTGGACAACCCTCGTCAATGGGTCCTCGGTAGCCACGAACCTGGCAGCTCCTGCCAAGGGTGTCCTCGTTGGTCCCAATGTGACCCTCATTCAGTCTGGAGCGGATGCTGGTAAAATCCTCATTCCGGCTTCTCCTAGCAATGTACTCAACATCGCGATTGATGGGGTTACGATTGCTCCGATTATTTTAACTCCAGGCTACATGACCCCCACGGCCATCGTAGCGGCGATCAACGCTGCGATTGATGCCAATGCGGCCTTCTCAGCTACGGCTCCTAACAACCTCGCGTCGTTCGTTCAAATTGGACCCGACGGGCCGACGGTTTACGGAAATGTCGTCTTCCTTCTGAATAGCTACTCGACTCCAGCTTCTCTTCCCGCCGGATTCGACTCCGCTTCTCAGGCGAAGGTCCTTCAAGGAACGGCACAAGGTCTCCTCGGTTTCACGGCCTTCCAATCAGCCAATGGCACTCCAGGAGCCATCAACAAGCCCGCAACCCTCCTCGGGGGTATGGTGGGCCCCTTCAATATCACGGCAGGGCTCAACGACAATTTCTTGCTTACCGTCAATGGAGTGGCTTACCAGGTTCAGCTCCCGGCGGGTTCTGCGGTTGCCGCTTCAACGATTGTGACGGCAATCAACTCGACTCCGGGTCTGACAGGAGTCGCCTCGGTCGGCACTTTGAGCAATCTGAACAAGATTCGTCTGACGAGTCCCACGAACGACTCTTCTTCCATTCTTATTATCGGGAACGGAAGCGGCAATACTCCACTCGGGTTCGTTCAGAATCAGAGCGCGAGTCAGACACAAGTTCTGGCTCAAGAGATCGTCGATGAGCTGAACGCAACGTCTGGATTTGCCTCGGGTGCGGTTGCCTACGTGGATACCCTCAACGGAGGGAATTACATCACAATCGAGTCACTCACGGTGGGGGCCGCGGCTTCAAGTATTGGATACGCGAATAGCGTCAACTCGGCGTTCAACCCGACGACAAACATCGGGCTTACCCCTGGAGTTGATGGGGATGATGGTGAGGATCCTCACGATCAGTACGTCGTCAGCTCATCCAACCCAAGCGGCTCTTCGGGTATCGGGATTCCCGGTCAGACGTATACCGATGCGCAAACGGGCGTCCGATTCACGATCATGCCCGCAAGTATCGGCCACTACAACCCCGGTGGGTTCTTCACGCTTCTTGTAAGTCAAAGCTTCCACGTCGACCCGAGTAACCCCCGTTACGCGATCGGCGGCGTCGAGATGCTCGTGTCCAACCTCAACAACGTTGGGGTCGGAGACACAGCAACCGTATCGACATTCAACCCGGGCGGCATCGAACCCGCTGTAGGAGACTTCTACTTCATCTCCTACCTCTACCAGAAGCAGGATTACAC